ATAAAAAGATATTAATTATTGTACCTACCACTTCATTAGTAGAACAATTATATAAAGACTTTAAAGACTATGGTTGGTCTTCTGAAAGAAACGTACATAGAATATATGAAGGACATAGTAAAACAACAACTAAAAGAGTTGTAATATCTACTTGGCAATCTATATACAAATTAGCAAAAAATTATTTTAGCGATTATGGTATGATAATTGGAGATGAGGCTCATTTATTTAAAGCAGTTTCATTGACAAAGATAATGACTAAACTAGTCAATTGTAAATATAAAATAGGTTGTACAGGAACGTTAGATGATAGTAAAACACACAAACTAGTACTAGAAGGATTGTTTGGTGCAGTAAATAAAGTAGTATCTACAACTGAATTACAAGAACAAAAACATTTAGCAGATTTAAAAATAATGTGTTTAGTGCTACAATATAGTGAAGCTGATAGAAACTTATTAAAGAACAAAACATATCAGGAAGAAATGGACTTTTTGGTTAGAAATGACAAACGTAATAAATACATTAGGAATCTGGCCGCTAACTTGCAAGGAAACACTTTATTATTATTTCAATATGTAGAGAAACACGGTAAGTTATTACAACAATTAATTAAAGAAAAGGTAGGCGACCGACCTGTTTTCTATATACACGGAGGTGTTGAGGCTGATGAAAGAGAAAGAGTTAGAGCAATTACCGAAAAGTCGGATAACGCAATTATTGTCGCTTCTTATGGGACGTTCAGTACTGGTATCAATATTCGTAATTTACACAATATTGTTTTTAGTAGCCCTAGTAAAAGTAGGATAAGAAACTTACAATCTATAGGAAGAGGATTAAGATTAAAAGATAATAAATCACACGCTACATTATACGATATAGCTGATGACCTTTCCTACGGCGAGAAAGAAAACTATACCCTACAACACTTTAGAGAACGTATAAATATATACAATAGTGAAGATTTTGACTATCAAATTCACAATATAGAATTGGAGAGAAATGGCAAAAGAAGTAGCTAATATAAGAATCTTTAAACTTATAAATGGTGATGATGTGGTTGCACACTTACCACAAGGAGAAAAACAACTTCCAGAGAAATCTCCATTAGTAAGAATCAGTAAACCTTTACAAATTAAATACATTCCACAGATGACCTCTATGGGAATAAGAGATTATATAGCACTTATAAAGTGGGTAAATTATACGCCAGATAAAGTTGTTAATATTCCAAAAGATAAGATTATGACTATAACGTTGGCGTCTGAGGAAATGGTATCAAGTTATATGAATCTTGCAAAAGATTATGACAAATTAGACCAACCTAAAAAGGCGTCTAAATCTATCTTTAAACAAGAAAAAATATCAGAAGAAGATAATGAGATTTTAAATGAAATATTTAAAGAGTTAGATAGTGGAAAGAAAAGAACGATTCACTAGTATATAGCTAGCTTCTCAACGGACTACATAGTCCATTATATACATTTTTTAAGGATTGTCAATAGTGATTGAAAATAAAAAACGTCCCCAAGCACACATAGCCAAACAATGGCAAATTGGTGAAATCATTAAAGTAAAAAATCTATCTAAAGCGCTCAAACGTTTACTATGGCCTACCATTGACAAACGGAAGAAAATAAAGTAATATGTATTAATTATGACAAAATCAATTAGAATCAAAAAAAGACCAGAGCATTATGTAAACAACAAAGAGTTTTTGTTGGCGATGGTTGAGTATAAGAAATCTGTCAATAGAGCAAAAAGATTAAAAGAAAATAAACCACCTGTGCCTGATTATATAGGCGAGTGTTTTTTAAAGATAGCAAACCATTTATCATTTAGACCAAACTTTATAAACTATACCTATCGTGATGATATGATATCCGATGGGATTGAAAACTGTTTGCAATATCTTGACAATTTTAATCCTAAAACATCTAATAATCCATTTGCGTATTTCACTCAAATTATCTATTACGCTTTCGTAAGAAGAATACAGAAAGAAAAGAAACAAACAACAATCAAACATAGAATGATAAAGGAAGCAAACTATGATGATATGACGTTGCAACCTGGAGAAGATAGAGAGTTTAAAAATCAATTTACAGAATTCTTACAAAAGAACTTACCACAAGAAGAAGAAAAGAAACCAATTAAAAAGAAAGTTAAAAGAGGTAAAAAGAAATGACCGACTCGGAAGAAAAACAAAGAGCGCTAGACGCTACTATGGAAAATGAAGCTAAAAGCGACTTCGGTCCAATGGTACAAATATCAGTTAAAGAGTATGATAAATTAAAAGACCAAGGTAAATATATTACAGACCCTAGTTTAATTTCAGCAATAGACAAGATAGAGTTTTTTGTAAAAGAATTAAGAAAACATATTGTTAGGAAGTTTTAGTGAAAATAGCTTTATTAAACGATACCCATTTTGGTTGTCGGAACGATAGTCCAGCATTTGCAGAATATCAACAACGTTTTTATGACGAATTGTTTTTTCCTTATTTGAAAGAACATAATATTAAAACGTTAATACATTTAGGTGATGTAGTTGATAGACGTAAATTTATAAACTTTAAAACGGCGAACTTTTTTCGTCAAAAGTTTATGAAAAGACTTTGGGAAGAAAAGATTGATACACATATTATATTAGGTAATCACGATACTTATTATAAGAATACAAACGAAGTAAATGCTATAAATGAATTGTGTACTACTTATGATGGTTTAAATGAACCTTGGATATATACAGGTCCAAAAACAGTTAATTTAGATGGTTTAGATATTTTATTTTTACCTTGGATTTGTGACCAGAATTATGAGGAATCTATGTATGAAATTGAAAATACAAATGCTGAAATATGTATGGGTCATTTAGAAATAAAAGGATTTGAAATGCATAAAGGATTTATGAACGAACAAGGTTTAGATAAATCAACGTTTCATAGATTTGAAAAAGTTATGTCTGGACACTTTCATAAGAAATCAGATGACGGTCAAATATATTATTTAGGTACGCAATATGAAATAGTATGGAGTGATTATAAAGATCCAAAAGGATTCCATATCTTTGATACAGACACTAGAGAGTTAACTAGAGTATCTAATCCTTTGAGGATTTTTAGAAAAATATATTACAATGATATGATGGAAGATTATGATAAAGTTGATATATCAAGATTTGATAAAAGTTTTATTAAGTTGTTTATAACAAATAAAACAGATGAAGATATGTTTAATAGATTTGTACAAAGAATATATGATACATTAACAGTATATCAATTAGATATATTTGAAGATACGCAAGATGTTAATACAAGTGTACCCGAAATAGAACAAGGAGAAGATACTACAACTTTCCTAAATAATTATATAGACCATATAGAAACAGATTTAGATAAGAATAAGATTAAAGAAAAAGTTAAAGAACTATATCAGGAGGCAAGCGAATAATGATACCAAGTAAAGTAGATATATTAGGCAATTTAAATTTTGGTCCTTTTGTTGCTCATTATAAAATACACGATACACTATTAGAAGGACTTATAGAAAGAGGTAAAAATGCTATACCAGGCTCAAGAAATAAAAACTTAGCAGGTATATTAGGAGACCAAAGAGGATATTCACACGAAGATAAAGAATGGTTTGTAAAACAATGGCAACCTTATGTAGACTCATATGCTGAAGGTGCTTTAAGTTATATAGGTTCCAAATTTGATAATAAAATGCATTCCAAATCTTTTCAATTAATTGACTTATGGATTAATTATATGAAAGAGAACGAATATAATCCACAACACAATCATAATGGACAATTATCTTGGGTTATATATTTACAAACACCAAATTTAGATGAAGAGAAAAAAGCATTTGAAGGAACAGGTTTAGGACCTGGAGTTATAGGATTTCATTATGGTGAATCTATGACACCTCGTTGGGCTGAACACACATACAAATATGAACCACAAGAAGGATTTGGTTTTATATTTCCTGCACAATTAAGACACGAAGTATTTCCATTTAAAACACCAGGAGAAAGAATAAGTGTGTCAGGTAATTTAAATTTTATTAATCCTATGTCATCTTCAACGGTAATGAAAAAAAGTGATACAATTTAATAATATAAAATATCAAAACTTTTTATCTACAGGTAATGTACCTATAGAAGTAGATTTAAGAAAATCACAATTGACATTGATAGTAGGTTCAAATGGATCAGGTAAGTCAACTTTATTAGACGCATTATGTTTTGCCTTATTTAATAAACCATTTAGAATTATAAAGAAAGACCAAATGGTAAATACTATAAATGGAAGTGGTGCATTAGTTGAATTATCTTTTAATGTAGGACCTAAAGCATATAAAATTATAAGAGGTATTAAACCTAATATATTTGAAATCTATTGTGATGGTCAGTTATTAAGTCAAGACGCTAGTAATGTAGATTATCAAAAGTATCTTGAAGCAAATATTATGAGGTGTAATTACAGATCCTTTTGTCAAGTAGTTTTATTAGGGTCTTCATCTTATATGCCATTTATGAAGATGAGAGCAAGTTATAGAAGAGAAGTAGTTGAAGAGATATTAGACATAAGAGCATTTACTAGAATGGACCTTACAATAAGAGCAGAGCAGATAGCACTACAAGGAAAGATAACAGAAGTAAGACATCAATGTGAGTTAATTGAGGCCAAGTATCAGACTGAACAAAAGTACTTGGACACCCTTCTCCATAAGGATATAGACGTCCAAACGCATAAAAATAAGGTATTAGAGAAGAATACTAGAGATAGATTAGAATATGAATTAAAGATTAAAAAGATAAACGAAGAGTTAGAACAACGACAAGAACAATATAAAGATAAGGAACCTACTCATACAAAACTAAAAAAATTAGAGAAGATAGAATCAAAGATTGAAACTAATTTAGAACGACACCAGAAGACATTAAAATTCTTTGAAGAGAATAGTGTATGTCCAACCTGTACACAACCTATTGAACAAGAGGTTAAAGATAAACATTGTAATGATGAAAGACATAAGATTTCTGAATTAGAAAAAGGTATGAAAGAATTGTTAGAAGAGATAACAAAAACAGAAACAAAGATTAGTGAGTATGATAAAGTGTCTGACCATATGTATAGTTTAAGAGTTGATTTATCTAAAGTAGAAACGTCATTAGAAAATCTTAAATCTCATAGTGATACAATAGAAAAAGATTTATCTAATTTAACTAATAAAGAAGAAGATATAGAAAATATAAGAAAAGAATTAGCAGACTTAAAAGAAAATTTAAGAATAAGTAAAATAGAATTAGACAAAATTGTTGAGGATAAAAAATACGCTGATGTGATAAGACAGATATTAAATGATAAAGGTGCTAAGGCACAAATAATTAAAAAGTATATACCAATAATGAACTCTTTAATTAATAAGTATTTACAAGCAATGGATTTCTTTGTATCGTTTCATTTAGATGAAGAGTTTAACGAAACAGTTAAGAGTAGATATAGAGATACATTTAATTATAATAACTTCAGCGAAGGTGAGAAAATGAGAATAGATTTAGCACTATTATTCACGTGGAGAGATATAGCAAGAATGAAAAATAGTACACATACCAACCTTTTAGTGTTAGATGAGATATTTGATTCAAGCCTAGACTTGACAGGAACGGATGATTTCTTTAAAATAGTACAGAAACTATCTAAAGAAAATGTTTTTATTATTTCGCATAAAGGAGATATATTGTTTGATAAATTTACAAATATAATAAAGTACAAAAAGGATCAAAACTTTACGGTACTAGATAGGATATAATGCCAGATACAAAAATAGATAAAGAAAGAATATTAACTTTGGTTCCACCTACTGATCCAAGAGTACAATCAGCAGTAGCACCTTTTACAGATGATATGTTAAAAGAACATAAATTTAAAGATAGACAAGAACTATCAGATGTTATGTTTAAAACTATGAGAAGGTTTGGTGGTATAGGATTATCTGCTAATCAAGTAGGATTACCATTTAATATGTTTGTATTAGGCGACCATCCTGAATTAGAAAGTGGTTTAAAAATGGCTTGTTTTAATCCTATGATAGTTAGTACAAGTGAAGAAGAGATATTAATGAAAGAAGGCTGTTTAACATTTCCTTTCTTATTCTTATCAATTAAAAGACCTAGAAAATGTGTTGTAAAATATACAGATGAAAAAGGTGATTTAAAAGAAGGTCAATTAGATGGTATGATTAGTAGAATATTCCAGCACGAAATGGAACATATGTTAGGTATAAACTTTACAGATAAAGTATCAAAATTTAAATTAGATATGGCGAAAAATAAAGCACAAAAGATGTTTAAACAATGGCAAAAAAGAACAGGCAATAAAAGCAAGTGAAAAAGTTAACTAACAAAACAGATACAATGAACGCCTTAGCAGCCTTTGGTGTAGAAACAATTGGTGATGAGAATATAACTAAAAAAGGCAATCTAAAAGGTGTAGTTGATAATGAAGAACAATTACAGAATAATATAGATAGCGTATACAAGTACTGGCAAGATAGAGGTTTTCCATATTATTCTACAGATCCATTATGGAGAAAACAGAAGTTTAGAGAATTAGAAAATACTAATTGGAAAGAATTATTAACGCAAGATAAAGTTATTAAACCTAATCAAACAGGTTTAGCATTAGCGTGGTCATATATGCCACATAGTTTTGGTATCAGATGTGGTAAAATGAGAACTCCTATGGAGATATATGAAAGTGAAGAACACTTTAAAAAAGGTATTAGAAAATTACTTACAGGTAGTTTCTTTGGCAAGTTTCGGTATGAAGATTTAGCACCAGAAAGCGCTAATTTATTTGATAAAAATTTAGGAGCAGATGG